CCATCCGTCGTCATTCATTTTCTTGACGAAGCCAGCTTCCAAAACTTGCATAGCGCGAGCGGTAATGTCCCAACGAGCTTCGCGAGCATAGCGAAGCAAGAAATCAATCGAGCTAGCGATTGAGTAGGTTGGAATCATGACGTAATCGCTCTCGACCGCACGCTCAGGAATACGTCCGTGTCCCGGATTGGTGTAAGCAACATGCTCACCCTCAAGTCCCGGAGCTAGAAGATCCAGTGGGTACTCGGTGCTTCCACCGGGTTCTACGTTGATTGTCTCAAAAATATTACCGAGAATATTTCCAAGAAGAACGCCTTTACGGAGAGGTAGTTCAAGAGCTTGAGCAAATTCTCTCTGAGCTGCAAGAGCAACGTCCATATTAGCATCGCCACATTTGCGAAGCATTGAAATAAATTCTTCGCTAGGTCTTTCTGTATATGACATTATATTTATCTCCTATTTATTTATTTAGGCAAGTGGAAGGTTAACGTAGACTTTGGCGTAGCCATCTGAGTCTTGCTGACTCATGAAACGACCGACCGCCTGTCCAGCTGTCGAAACATTGGTAAGATTACCAGCATTAGAAGCTGATGCGTAAGCGACTTCGCCGGGTACGATGGTAACAGCGTCAATGCTATTAGTAACAATCCAACCACGGGTCATGACAGTTACCTTGCCACCTTGCTGAATTTCATCTTTGTATTGGTTAAGATGAGTTCTAGTTAGGTCTTTGTTTACAACGTCATTTAGCAAAATACCAACTGGTACAGTGCCTGTCGTCGCAGCTGCATATTGAACAAGATTAGCACCCTGATCCATAGCTGCACCTGAAGCGTTAGCTGCGTCGATCAGAACAACGCCACCACGGGTTGCGGTACCAGCATTATAAAAAAAGCTGATATCTGTTGATTCTTCATATCTATCTGCTTTAAGAGCCATAGTTTTATTCTCCTATTAAAATTACTTAGTTGAAAGTACGTTCTTAGAAAGCCAGTCAGAAATACTAGCTCTAGTGGATTCTATCTCATCTTCTCCGGGAACAGTTTCAATAAGAGTTGCCTCGGAAGTTTCTAGGTCTTCAAGAAGTTCTGGGGTAGCTTCAGCTTCAGCTTGCTCGTCGTCAGCTTTAGCTTCCTTTTCCTTCTTCTTTTTTTCGATTGCTTCCTTCATTTCAGGAGGCATACCAGCTTCTGCTTCTTTATCTTTTTTGACTTTCTCTTTCTTGCCATACATAGCGACAACAGAATCAAACGCTTCGTCAGCAAGCCCGTCAAATGCAGCTAGTGCATCTTCTACGTCTTCTGCTTCAAATCCAGCTTCTACAAGAGCAGCTTTACGCTTCTCCATCTTTTCTTTCTTCTTCATCTCTTCTACATGCTCCTTAGCAGATGCCAAGTCTTGTTGAGATTTAGCAAGAGCATCTTCCAATTCTGCAACACGAGCTTGAGTACTCTTGATGCTTTCTTCTAGTTCAGCAATGCTGCTATCTTTAGCTTCAATGTCAGCTTCAAAAGCCTCGACTTTGGAAGCAAACTCTTTATCTTTTGCTTCTTCAATTTTAGCTTTAATCGCATCGTTTTCCGCTTTAGCAGTAACAAGTTCAGCGCGAACTTCTTCTAGCTGCTTTTCTAGCAAGTTATCAGACATATTAAATTCTCCTATGTCGAAGTTAGAGTTATCATCTAAATTAAATGCTACACTGTTTAAAATTACACTTCTTGGGTTGGCGGGCTTAGAGACCAAGCCTTTACCAGAGAAAGAGATATTTTTCAGCGCTCTGCCTATCTTATATCCTTCGTACTCTCCATTCCCACCGTATGATCTAAGGTGTTTCGTAAGGAAGGCGGACTCTTCGTCTCTTGCTAAGATTTTTTTAACACCGTCTTCATTCGACAATGCATAATCAAATCCAGCAAATAAACATTCCATTGAAACATACCACTTTCCCTCTTCTATCTCGGAGATTATTTTCTCCATTCTTTCTCTATTTTCTTCACCAGTCCAACTATTGTAAAGAACAGCTTGAGTAATGATGTCAAAATCTTCAGGCATTTCAGAATCATCTGCAACGGCCTTTCCGTCTTTAGTTAAAACATAACTACCAGTAATATGTCCGATGATATCGTTTTCATCGTGCATAAAATTAAACTGTTTATCTTCTGGTGTATTTCTTGCTGCCCAAGTTGCCTCTGGCATGAACACGTCATCATTCTTATTCCAACCACAAGAAACCAGTACAGATTCTAAATAATATAGATCTATTTGATCTTTGTTTTCTGCAACAATTTTCTGAGCGGCGTGTACAACATCAGCTTCAGTTACATTTGTTTTTACTGATGCCTCAGAGCAATATGCAACACTGGCGGTACTCTTAACGAGTTCGCCAATACCATCGTTTATTTCATGTTGATATATTTTTATTGTCATAGTTCACCTCTAAAGATAATATACACAAAAAAATAATTTTTTTTATAAAAGCACCGATTAACTACCCAGAGAGTACTCTATAAATGCGGAAATTGCACGTCTTTTGTAATCTTCTAAGTTCATCTTTTCTGGGTTAATATTTTGAGATTTTAAAGAATTCCTCAAAGAATTTGGGGTGGCAACTTTACGATTTATACAATTTACTATTTCTTCTTCGCTACATTCACCTAAGAGTTTTATGTTAGATAGAATGTCTAGTTTTAGTTGTTCAATATCTTTCACTTCAGCTCTCGTTAACTGTCTCATGTTCTTTTTTCCCTGAGAAGATAAGTAAGCATTATTTATTAGCGCTGATATTGTTTCATATTTTTCGTTAGCCCAAACAATTAATTCTGCAACACCCGGTTTTGATTTAGGGGTTTCAGTTCTTTTTTTTCTTGGGCCTTCGTCTATCTTGTTTTGCGGCCTTCCATTCGGATTTACTGGTTTTTGTGACTCTTTCTTGACTTGTATCTTTTCATTTATTTCGCCTTGTTTTTCAATTTTTTCCATATCTTTTTGGTGATTTGGATTATGAAACGGGCTAGCTTTTTCTGGAAGATTTTCTTTATTTCTATCCTTATCTTCTCTTTTTAGCCTCATTTTTTCAACCTGTGGAATTTCTTTAAATCTTTCTAGGATTGTCTCATGGGATATGATGTCCCTGTCTGCAAGTTGTATTAGTAAATTTTTCTCAGATGATTCATCAGAAAGGCTCATTTGATCATAAACAATGTATGGAGATTTCCTAAAGCCCATAGCTTTTCTGACAATCTCACATTCTTTTTCCCAGAAGGCTGTTAATTGATCTCTTCCGTACTGAAGTCTCTCCACTAACGTTTTAAGGGATATGAAGTTATTGGTGAATCCACCGCTTTGACCGGCAATCCCAGTTAGTGTTGGAGGAACACCGAGGCCAGCATATATACTATTAAGAACTGACTGGTATTTTTCAGAGCCTAAGAACTTATAAACTTGCGACTGACTTTCTGTGAATTTTAGCTCTGGACCCCAAACCAAGTCCATAGTACCGCCCCCGACGTTACTCGCTAGAATGTCTCTTAATTTATTGATTGCAGATTTGTTTGGTAGTATTTTATAATCTAAATCACCCAAGGTCCATAGTCTTATATTAGAAATAGCACCATCTAATGCAGACATATCAGCGAGTCTCATCTTTTCTAGCATGATTATATCATCTAGAATCGCATAGATTAGAGGATTGGACCAGTTGTTCCAGTCGTCTTTTTTGTAAAACGAGACTGATAGCCTTTCTTTATCTAGGCTGATTTTTCTTTCGCCTTTTCTTATTTTTGACTGAATATCTGGAGGTAGTGAGTTTAGAATCTTCTCCGATACATTTCCATCTTTAAAGTTGTCAAGAAAAGTATTTACTGAAACTTCTAGGTCTCTCTTGCCCAAGAAAAGATTAATGTTTCCATCTTTCGCTTCTATAGTTAAGGGATTAAAAAAAGTATACCTCCAAGGTATAACATTCTTTTCAAAGTTAGGCACCTCCACGGTAATCTCAGAACCCATAGACTTTATATACTTTGCTATATCTGGAGTAATATTAGCAAAACTTCTATATGCAATTACTTGGCCTGTTCTGTATAGTGTATTTAGAAATCTTTCTGACCTCTCTTTACCGTTAACTTTTTTAAACCATTGTTGGTAGAATTTTTCTACACTTTTGTTTTCATGTACTATACTTACACCCTGACATCCAAAATCACCCATTAGATCAATGACATTGCGAACGATACCAACTTTATCGTAGGCATCCATGCACATTTTAATTATTCTCTTTTGTTTAGATGGCGGTCGCTCTTCCGGTCTAAATGCATAGTAATCTCTAAAGCTATGTCCCGGACGGACGCTTCTACTGCTTTCTATGTCTTTGAATTCTCTGTAGTGATTAGCTCTAGATACACCTGTGTAGTTTTCGCCAGCTTCAGCAAATTGAGCAAAAGCTTTTTCTTTACTAGAAGAGTCAGAGTCGCTCCAAGTTATAATAGATTTATCGTCTTTCATGAAATCTCCAAGATAATAGTGATTACTATTGGTATATAATACAATTACAATTGCATTACTATATTATACACAAATTAGTAGATATCTTTCATATTATCTGAAAACCATGCGGGACCATTGTATAATTTACTTGAGGGGTCTTTTTTCTTAGACTTTTCTGACATCGCAGCAAAGCCGCCGTAAAAAGTGTAGTCTTCTTTGTCGGGAGTTCTGGCGATTATTCTGGCTGCCATATTAGCCATAATTAACGCAGAGTAACGGTCTTTTCTCATCTTAGATTTCTTACCAGCTGCAACTATAACTTCTGGGGTATCCCACCTGTCTCTACCACTAGCAGTCTGAGTCATCTGTATCATAGATAATTCATCTTTTAATTCTTCAATGTCTAGAACGCAGTCTTCAAGGGTGTCAAACATTCTGCCTTTCATTTCGTCTTGTATGCTAGACATACTTACAGATATAGAATCGAACATCGGAAATAGAATTACTTTGTCTTCAAAGTCTTTTCTTAGCCCGTGATTTGCTTCTGCTAACCAATCGTATTTAGCAAATTGGCACATTTCTAGTATGTGTAAACCTCTTTGATCATCTGTGTCTTGGGGTTTATCTTCATCTATAACAGGCCATATAGCTATTTCGTCTTCTTTTATTTTGTCTTTGTCGTGCAATGACTCCATAACTGCTATACCTCCACCCTGAGCATCCATAGCAATATGTACACAAGGAAAGAGTTTCATTAAGTCTCTAATCTTTCTAGCGCAATATGCATAAAAATCAGTCTCTGTTGAATATCCTCTTTTTACTTTTTCTTTATGTTCAGATCTATTGGTAGTCCAACAGTATACAATTTTTCTATGATCGTCATTTAATTCTAAGACAATAATACTAAAGTTGTCAACCTCCGATGCGGGGTCAACACCAAATACGTATCTCTTATTTTTATCACCAATTAATTTTGCTTCAAAAATAATATCATTACCTTTAGAGTCTTTTATAGTTTCTTTATCGTCTACTACACATGACTCTATTAATGACCTCTTAAAGAAGCCCTCTGAGTCGCGTGTAAACACGGCACCGAACTCCATTTGGTAAATACCGGCGTGAACAGTCGCCTTCGATCTAGCGACCTGTGCGGAGTCCATAAAGCCATCTGGTAATAATTCATAGGGTATTCTCATTATAGAGTACTCAGTCCAGTCAAAATTTTCTGGAACGTCATCTCCACCGAAGACTTCTCTAAGCTTATTGTGATCTCCGCCACTTTTTATAATAGATTTCCACCTTTTCCAGTATGCTGCAAAGTGATTAAAGTCGTAGTATGCAGTTCCACTGAGGATAATTTGGTTGTCTTTATCTTCTACCTTATTTTCATCCTTGTCTTCTAGTTCTATTCCAAGCTCTCTCGCCTTCTTCTCTCTAGCAAGTCGTTTTACATTCTCGATGGGGTCTGAACTAACAGCGGCAAAACCAGCGACAACGGTCTCGAATATGTCTCGCGGAATAGATGCAAATTCGTCAGATATAATATCGTTGGCTCGTTGACCTCTAATCTTCTGGCCGTCACCAAGTGGTAGACAAGTAACCCTACTATCATTAATCCGCATGACACAACGATCCACGTCTCGTCTAGGGCCAGAATTACCATCGCACAAATCTCTTAAAATTGGAGAATTGTTCCATATAGTTTCCATGTATTCAAACAGAACCTTGGATTGTCTAAATGCAGCGCCGACGACAACCACTTTTCGTTTAGGTAGAAGTAATGCCCGTAGCATTGAATATAAAGAAAGCATGAATGACTTACCAAATCCACGACTCGCTATAAGCATTGGAAACTTTCTATTCCATAGCTCATGTAGTATAAGAGCTTGGGATGGTAATAATTGTATATTGAATATATGCTTGACAAGAAAAGAGAAATATTCTGGACGTGTCATTAGCCACGTTAACTTTAAGTGGTAGTCATCTTCTGATGAGTTTAGTATATCCATAGGGTTAATAATAGTCTTTTCATCAACATCTATTTTTAACCAAGCTTCATCTATTTGTTTTAGTTTTTTAGTCATTTATACAATCCGTCCACAAACCCATAATATACTGCTTCTTCAGCACTCATATACCAGTCTCCGTCTTTCATTTTTCTTTTTATAAAGGATTTTGTCTTAGATAAGTTATATTCTCTTTCTTTAAAATAATCTCCGTATTTATGGCATTTCTCCGCGTATATAGAAACCATAGTTTCTGCATTTTTCTTATCTACTACTGAATAGTTCTGTGCGCTAAGATAGTCTCCGGTCAAGTCGCTAGACCCATAGTGACACATGAATACGGAATTAGGGGTTAGTAGTCTCTTGTTTGCAGACTGTATTATGATAGACCCCATAGAGCATAGTTGAGAATATCCTATCATCGTGGTTTTACATTTACAGTTATTGATTGCGTCGTAAATACCCATGCCAGCATACCAACAACCACCCACTGTTTGTAGATAGATTGTTATGGGTTCTTTGCTTATATTTTTTAGAAAGTTTATATTTTTATAAAAATTCTGTAACATGCGGTGTTCTACACCAGCGCTTTCTCCTGAGTCGTCAAATTCATTTATATAAATCTCCCTATTCTTTACATCAATTCCATATGAATGAATCTCAGATATAACATCTCTGTTAATAGTCATGATTTTCGCCCTATAGTGTATTTTTCATTGATTCTTTTTAACAAACTGCTGGTTAAATGAAATGCTCCAGACTCTGAACCTGCAAATATAACATGTACGTCGTTAAATACAGCAAACTCCATTAAGCATCTTAGAATGTACTTTCCGGTTATTTTAACTTTACTCTTCAAGGCTTGAGGGATTTTAGCGCCCTCTGGAAATTTTAACACATCTTCCATAGAGAATTCACAAACAATGTATTTATGTTCATATTCTCTCATTCTTTCTACTTCATTATAAAAGGCGTATTTGCCCTTTCCTAGATTTAATGCTATTTCTGAAACACTAGCCTTTCTTTCTATGCAGACCTTATCTTCCATTCCCAGTATAGAGTAGTCGCCTGTGTCAAGCTTCTTTTGTACTGTACCATTACATGTATTGAACTTTTTAAAAAAATAACCTTGCTGCTCCCTAGTGTCTCTAACGACAGTATAAGGTGGGGTTTTTATATATTTATCCATTGTTTTTTCTCACTATACTTTGAAATAGACCTTGATAATGGTGTTCGTGGCCGGTTACTTTCTGATGGCAATATTTACACAGCGTTATTCCATTGTCAACTTCATATCTTAGTGTAGATGCATTAGCCCATTTTTGTATGTGATGAGCATTTAGGGGTCTTGTTCTAGAGCATCCCGGCATCTGACACTTAAACTTATCCCTTTTATATATATGAATTCTCCATCTTCTATATGTTTCATCGTCGTAGTTTCTTCTCATCTAGGACACTCCACCTTAATTATTCTAACGTCGTACATTATTTCTTTTACAAAGTTTATATTTTCTATTGAATGATCTTTTTTAAGGAGTATGTTTGTTAACCTATGAGTTGCATAGTAGCACGCTCCATCTGGATCTCTTGCTTCTATGAAAACTATAGGTTGTGATGAATTATATTCCTCTAGTGAGAACTTTTTAAGTCTGGCTATTACAGCAATCATGCATACATGAACTTTGTAAATTTTCATTGTATGTCATGTTGTACCATCATTTTGACCAAATCTCTGAATGAGTGCTTTGGAGTCCAACCTAGTTTTTCATTGGCTTTAGTGCAATCCCCTCGTAGGTAATCTACCTCTGCTGGTCTGTAGAATTCTGGGTCTTGTACAACTAGATCAGACCAGTCTTCAATACCTATCTCCCTAAACGCCACATCTAAGAATTCTCTAATGGTATGTGTGCGACCGGTACATATCACATAATCATCGGGACAGTCTTGCTGTAGCATCATCCACATCGCTTCACAATAGTCTCCTGCATATCCCCAATCTCTGAAGGCATCTAGATTACCTAAACGTAACTGAGGAAAGTCTGCTCTTTTACCACTTTTTACAAATTCTCCGATCCATTTTGTAATCTTTCTCGTTACAAATTTTTCTCCTCTACGTGGTCCTTCGTGATTAAACAGTATACCGGCGCTAGCATGTAGTCCATACCCTTCTCTATACAATCTAGTCATATAGTGAGCGGCACATTTAGCAATAGCATATGGGCTTTGAGGTAGGAATTTAGTGTCTTCGTTCTGGTATTTGCTTTCAGATGTCATACCAACCTCTATGTCATAGTTGCTACCAAACATCTCACTACTACTTGCTTGATAAAATCTAGTGTTAGTCATTCTTAGATCTACCAAGCCTTGCAATATATTCAAACATCCTTTACCTGTTATATCCCAAGTCAATCCCGGTTGATTAAAAGACACCGCGACATGAGATTGGGCGGCCAAGTTGTAGACTTCATCTACATTTCCGTGGTAAGATAATGAATTTATAACACTTGAAGGGTCTGTGATGTCTCCCTCAAGCAATTTAAATCTTTCATTACTACTTAGGTGTGAAATACGTGTCGTGTTATCAGTGCTGGTTCGCCTGCTAACTCCGTAAACATAATAGTCTTTGTCTAGTAGCAGGTCTGCTAAATGACTGCCGTCCTGTCCTGTAACACCAAAGATTATAGCCGTCTTCATATTTATTCCTTAATCGTGTCAGAGTTTAAAAATGGTTGATCTACTTGACCGTCTGTGTACTTGTGATACTCTCCTAATCTACCTCTCTCTTTAATCATTGCCAATCTCATCTTCTCCATTTCAACACCATATTGCTTAGTTATATCTGGGTTTGTCATTAAGAAGCCTATCCAGCCAATCAGACTTTGTTTGCTATCTTCTAGTCTTTTTACTCTCTGCTCTCTAGTTGCCTTCATCTCTTTAAGCATGGAGTTCTTCTTCGTTTGTAGCTCTCGGTAGTCTTTGTTGAGAGATTCCTGTGAAGCCCTCAGAGAAGCAACCTGACGCTCCATATTGAAAACCATGTCTACATCTTGCTGGTCTGGGTCTCTCGCTCTCTCAGCTTGTATCAGAGCCTCTAACGCAGATATCTGCTCTATGTTTGACTTATTATTTTTTAATGATCTATTCATGAGTAGTTCTAGCTTGATCAGATCAACAACTTGCAATTCTTCTGTTGGTATAACGTCGTCGCGAAACTGTGAGATAATTCTAGCCCAGTGATATCTAAACAGTTTGAGTTCGTCGTCGGTGAACTGGTTTTTTATCTCTATCCAGTATGGCCTATTCTCTAGGTCAAAAGCTGCAATCTCTTCAGCAGAAGCTCCTTTTCCGAACTTCTTTTTAATAAACTTCTCTATGCTTTCTGGGTCTCGGTCAAGATGTTTAGCTATGTCTGTATGGGAGTCTGTTTTTACATGCTCCTCAACATATTTAATCTCTTCCTTCGACAACCTGCCTTTTTTCATAACCGTTCTCCAGTAGGATTTCGTCAATAGTTTCCATTATCTGATCTTTGCTAAATTTAGATATGTAAATATTATTGATCAGTTTAAGGTAGTCCATCCTTAGAGCAGATGGTAGTTCTCTATCTATTAGGTTAGAGAGTTCGCTTGCATCAATCTTCTCATCATCAATGCTGTATTTTTCAGAATTATCTACGAGATTGTATTCATAGTCTAATTGAGCCGGTTGTAACACCTTGATTTTTGCTTCATTCTTAATATCTTCACCACTGACTATGAAAAAATTATCACGAATAAAATTTTTGAGTCTGTTGGAGAGATTGACACTTAGGAAGTTTTCCAACGGGCGATTTTCATCATATCGTTCAAGGGCTTCAATACATATTATGTAGGATTCTTGTTTTATGTCATTAATTGGATATCCGTAAAATACATATTTAGGAGCTATCCTGTCTATAACCCTTTTCATAGTGTCCATTACTTCATCGTAAGTATGGTTCTTAGGTATCTTCATCATTTCCCTCCCAATAAAAAGCACGCCACTTTTTCCCATCAAAGCCCTCGAAGCAGTTGTCTTCGTAGTTGTATCTTAGATACCCCTTCTTGGGTCGTATGTCTTCGTTATATTTTAGATGTACATACGGGGTGGATATACGGGCTTTATTGTTTGTAATATTTAGGTTTGTAGAATTAATGTCGAATGTTTTTTTGTTGTTAGATATAATCTCTGCTATAGACTTGGGTGGTATCATTTTCATTAATTCGTCTTGGTCTATAGACTGTATTTGATCATCTAGCCTGCCAAGAAGTGTATTGTTCTGTAGTTCTACTGGCGACGGAGTGAATTTGTCGGTAGAGCAGAATACGCTATTTTCGCTAGAGAGAATATATTTATAGTTGTCAGGAAGAAATTTTGTTAGAAAAAGCTCTTCTCCACTACCTAGCCTTATGTTTGGCACTTTTCCGTGACGAGCTTTATTTACCTGAGTGTATTCGCAGTCTGAGCAATCCTGATCACTGTGTTCAAAGCAGTATTCGCGAGAAAATATTAATTTCTTACCTTTTTTATGCAACTCTCCTATGCCAGTCTCCATATAATTAAACGTTTTTCCGTCAACGCCTATTTTATAGAGTTTGTAGAATAGGTTTTGTTCTGTAAAAAATTCTATTTCTTTGTTGGTATTTTTCCAGAAAGAAAGATCTTTATCAACCAGTAGTAGGTCGCTATCGACTTTCTCCACCGCGCTGTGTGTGAATACCACCTTCTTCTTTTTCATCTAGTAATTCCTGTAAAGATTTGTCCTTCTTGTTCATGTCCTGAGCAATCTGCTTATTCAATGAGGCTACAGACTTGCAAACAAGCTGTGATTCTAATTTCTTATCTATTTGTTTCATTTTTAGTTCTCCTTACATAATTATACACAGCGTAAGGTAAAATTTCTATTTTTTCCTGCCCTAACGGTGTAAATTTACTATAATATATTGGTATTACACCGGGATAACTAGATTTTGTAAGTATTTTATAACGCTGTCACGTAAAAAAATGTCCTGTTCGTGGCGCTTGGACGGCGAAAGCCAGATAAAAAATCTACTTCTGATGGTTAGGAGTTGGGCGTAGGTACTACCCATACCTACTACATTTGACAGATGACGGTCTTAGTAATAAGAAATTAAATAAGAATTTATTTAGTTGTGAGTTTAACACCTCTCACCCACACACTCAAGCAAGCATCTGGTTGGTGGCTCACTAATAGTTATCTTAAACCCTTCCGAGACTTGCTTGGTAGGGTAAAAGGTGGGGGTATGTATATAGGAGAAATAATGTTTTATAGTCAAATACGGCAAGATGAGGCCGCTAACTACATCATCAACGAAGACGCCGGTTATTTTCTTGACATTGGTGCTGGAACTAATTTCGAGACGAGCTGGAGACCTCTCGGATATCACAGCAACACACTGTTCTTGGAACAGTCTAGAGGTTGGAATGGTATTTGTATCGACTTAGAAGAAGAGTGGGTCGAGAGTAGCTCTAAGTTTCGTAGCTGTAACCTTCTACGTGCAGATTTGCTAAAAGAGAACATTAACGATATATTAAAAAGATATAACTGTCCTGATGTCATCGACTATATTTCCTTTGACGTTGATGCGGCACAGCATAAAGTTTTCAACGACTTTGATTTCAATAAGTATAAATTTAGGTTCATGACCATAGAGCATAATCTATATCTTTCTAGAGACAGCAAAAGTAACTTCGAGGTGGAGTGTCGTATCTGGAGACAAGTCCTTACGGACTTGGGATATAGGTTATTAATTGAAAATGTTATATTTGATGGTCACGGCCCCGTTGAGGACTGGTGGGTAGACGGCGAGCTTTTCGATAAGCACAAATACATCGCCGGAAAGAATGTCAACGCAAAACAAATAAATTTAGAGATCAGATGAAATCACCATGCATCAGACAGTGCGGGCTGAATGAATTTAACTTCTGTGAAGCCTGCGGAATGACCGTTAGAGACCTTAGAACTTGGGGGAGTGCAGATGACCAAAGAAGAGAAGAAATCATCAGTGAGAGTCGTATACGGGCCTCCAGTGTGCAAGCAATGCGGAACAAAGGTGTTCGAGATGACGAATAAACATTTCATTTGCGTAATGTGTAGAAGCAAAGAGCGCAAACCGAAGCATTAAGGGGCTAGTTTAGCTAATACATATACATATATTTGGTGATTGTGTTTGGACCACCCCGGCTTTTTAAGGGGAAATACACCCCATTAAATTTGAAGATAAAACCCCACCCTCTGTCAATAGCAAAAATGCAGAAAAAAGCAAAAAATATATTTCCGAAATAATCCTAGAATATGTCAACTGACCTATTGACTTTTGCCGATAAGTATGTATAATGGGAGACATACAAGAGACAACACTTTTTAAGGTAAACTAAGATGAATTTTGACTTCAACACAATCGACGCTCTTTACGACGCAGTTTTCGGATGCGAATACAATCCCGTAGGATGCACAATCGACCCCACTATTGTACCTGCTTCCGGCACAATCGAGATTACTTCCGACGATATGGAAATCGCTAAGATTGAGTGCGATATCGACGGACATTGCATCGACTTCGATTATTATTCTGCTTAAAATCGAAAATTGGTAAAGATTGCGTTT